AGAGCAGGAAATATCCGTCAAGTATGACGGAGCTCCCGCTATCGTATGGGGTAAGAACCCAGCCACAGGCCGTCAGTTCGTAGGCACGAAATCCGTATTTAATAAAGTTAAGATCAAGATTTGTGAAAGCCCAGCTGATGTAATGACTCATTACGAGGGCCACCCTGTTCAAGATATTTTACTTGAGTGTTTGAAATACTTACCAGACACAGAAAATATCTATCAAGGTGATTTTATCGGCTTCGGTGGTGAAACAGAATATCAGCCAAATACTTTAGTTTATGATTTTGATGATGAAGTAAAAGAACAAATAATAGTAGCTCCACATACACAGTACACCACAACAACAACTTTAAAAGATGCAGAAGCAAAACCAATTAAGTCTAATCTTGACGGCACTTTTGACTGTTTATTCATTAAGCCTAACGCAGGTACTAGTATAGGCCAATACAATAGATACGGATCTAAGTTTGATTTTAAAAACTATCTTAAGTTCGTTAAACAGATGGCCAGCATGGTTACGTTTTTAACTGCAACAGATGCAAAAGCCATGAAAACTGAATTAAATAGGTATATCAGAAATGGCCATTATATTCACCCCGAAGATTTCGGTAATGAGTTATTAATTTCGTTGTGGGTGAGTGTTAAAAACTTAAAGATGATGGCTTTGAGCCAGTGCCGTCATAGGTGGGGCCCTGATGCGTACTTGATGGATGAGGGAGGAAACCCAGAGCTTATTGATGCTGAGGGCTACGTAATTCATAATAAAATAGGATCATACAAATTAATCGACAGAGAATGGTTTAGCCATGCAAACTTTAACAACACCAGATGGGCCAATGCGAAAACTAACTGACACGGAATTTAACTATCTTAAGGAGCTCTACGTTGACAGAATCGTAGAGGGCATGATGACAAAAGACTTAGTTCGTTATGTTATGGAACGCGAGCAAGAGTGGATCGACTCTTTAACCTATACTGAGGCTATGGATGAGTTGGAAAGTTATTTTGACGAAATGTTCACGGATACTGTAGAGGAAGCCCTAGCCGATGTCAAGGAATTTGGGCCAGATTACAAACCGTCCACTGAAGACACACGTTTCTAGCCAATGCGTTATAATAAGTACATACACAAAAGGATTTCTTTATGACTTCATTAGACACAACACTAGGCACTTCAGAGTTAACCGAAGAGTTAATTAAAGAGTACATAGAGGATGAGGGCTATGAGAGAGAAGATATGGAGGAATTCATCAAGGAGCACGGTGACAGGGCTTTCCAGTTAGATTATCAGGACTATTTGGCCGCAATTGATGATATGGGCTCTGAAGTAGTCGAAGCATTTATTGAGGAGTTTTCAATCAATGACGTAAGTAGCTGCCGTGATGCGTACATGGGCTGTTACAGATCAGGTGCAGAATTTGCAGAGCAAATGGCCTCCGACTGTGGCGAAGTGATGAACCCGATGGCCAGCTGGATAGAGATCGACTGGGAGAAGAGCTGGGAAAATTTATCCTACGACTATTGCGAATACGACGGACACATATTCAGCCAGTATTATTAGTGGCACACGGGCCCTTTCATTAGGGCCCATTATCCCTTATAATAAGAATAACAAACAAACAAAGTTTTAAAACTATGTACGATCCAAACGACCTAAAGGAACTAACTTCAGACATTATGTACACAGAAAGAGTGATCCGCAAGCCAAACAAAGTCGTAAGATATTATTTTGAAAATGGATATGGAGCCAGCGTAGCATGCCATGAGGGATCATATGGTGGCCCAGATGGACTGTATGAAATGGCCCTGTTGAAAGGAGATAATTTACATTATGACGAAAGCGGGATTTGGGCTGATGTAATAGGCTATCTCACATTTGCGGAAGTTTGGGCATATATGAAGGAGATTGCAGAGTATTAGGCCACTTCACAAAGTGGCACTCAACTGCTTGCAAAGTGACCCCTTTTGTGTGTATAATAGTAGTATACAAAGTTCAAAACAGATTTAAAAATTATGTTCACTATTCAAAAATTCATCGAAGTTCCAAATACAAATATTAAGGAACCTGTCACAGGTTTTGCTGATGACCTATGCTACGACATGGCACAGCAATTTGGTCATGCTCAAATCGTTTGGTATGCTCTAAACGGAAACCGCGTTGTTGACGGAGAGTATACAGACAAAGACTAAACTGTCACACGGGCCCTTCCATTAGGGCCCATTATCCATTATAATAAGTACATACACAAAAGGAGTTTCACACATGATCCAAACAAAGACAGAAAGATTAATAAACAGAATCAAAGAAAAAGAGTCATTCAATGACGTGGCTTATGTTTGCGAAGATTTCGAAACATTTATTGAAGAAGTGGCTGAGTGGGGAGTAGACCACGCAGCAGGAGTTGACTTTGACGACCCAGAGCTAAACCTTGAGCAGTTAGACGCATATTTTGCATCTTTCGGCTGCACACCTTCAAACCCTCATCCAGCTGGGAGGTACGCATAATGAGCCACCCAGTAAACGACTCAATTTTAGAAACCCTCTTTGAAGAGGCCCTCGCAGAAATCGGAATTGCTGAGGATTCCCCATTCTTTGCAGATGCTGAGAAAATAGCAGGGGAAATGGCCATGAACAAATTCTTAGAGATGGGCTAAGAAAAGTCAAGCGGGTGAGTGCCACTTAATGAACTGGCCCTATACTCACCACGCTGCCATAAAATCCGTTATAATAATAGTATAAACAAAAGGAGATCCACTCATGGTTCAAACAACATTCAATCTTTCAGACATAGGCACAGATACTTACAACGGATGGAAAAATTGGACTACATGGAACGTCGCCCTATGGATTAATAATGACATGGGTTTCTATGGTGTAGCACAACAGGTGGAAACATTCGGTGAGTTTTTACTTTGGATCTTACCAGAGGACGGAACAGGCGATTTCAAAACACCTGATGGAGCAATCTGGCAGGAAGCAGATTTAACAGAAATGACAGAATTAATACAGGAGATCAAAGCATGAAACCATTAGACCCCAAAGTCTACGAAGCCCTGCTTAAAGCAGAAAAACTAAAACGTCACCTAAAGGAGCATTAAACATGACAGGAATTGAACTTTTCATATTGATTGGCGGCTGCTATGCATTATACACTGTAGGAGTGGCCATTGCAACCGAAATTGATTATAGATGTGCCAATAAAACAACTGGCCCTAAACCAACTATTATAGTGAAAAAACCATTATAATAAGTATATACAAAACAAGGATTAAAATCAATGTTCAAAACAGACGGCTCAGTCCACACATCAGGTATTAAAAACGAACTTAATACAATCGACTTTCTAAATGAGACTGGCCTATTCGCTGAAGAGGTTAAGCACTTCGGAGGAACAAAGAGCAAAGCAGACGCAAAGGCAGGGGACGTTAATATTTCAATCAAGCATAAGAAGGGACTAAAGAATGGCTCCTTTGACTGGGTGAACACATCAAAGATTGATGGCCTAGTAGATACAAAGGAGTTCGAAGACTTTATCCTATTGACTAAGTTATACAGAGACACCGACCAAGCCGAGAAGCAGGTTGAAAACTTTCGCCAGTACTTCGCCAGCCACTGTTCAAACCAGTTGAACGCAATCAGCTCTGATGCACTCACCACATGGCTCAAGCAGGTCATGTTAGAAGAGAATCATGGCATGGTTATGGTTATTAATGATTCAGAGGCCAATAATATACACATGGTCAAAGAAGAGAATCTATTAACAGTTCAGTTACTGAAGCAGGGCTGGAAGGCCGAATTCAAGAGAGATTGGAAAGGGCAGAGCAGCCGTAAGGTTATATTAACCAACGGAACAGAGACAAAGGACACAGGCCTTAGACTTAGACTAACAAGCAACAACGGAATTAAAGCATTTTTAGGCCTAAGCAAAGCCAATAAGAACTCACAGGTAGTTTTGAAATTACAACAGGATAACATCGCTGAACTACTCAACACAGCAACAGACACAGCTACTATGCCTTATTAGTGTCTCAGACATATTATATGCGGTTGATCCCCCGTATATAAAAACCGAAAGAGACCCTAACCTACAAAGTGTTACGGAAGCGAGATAAATGTTTCCTGTTATACAAAAATTTTTTCCCCTATATAAAAACATGTAAGGTCGTTTCATTAATGCAAAAAAATTTCGGACATATTTTTTCGACCATAGAGGTCGATCCCGCAACTGGAGAGTATAAGATTATAATACCAGAAGCAGTTATCAATGAGATGGGATGGTTCGAAGATACAGAACTTAAATGGAACTTGGTAGATAAAGAAGTAATATTAACCGAAGATACAGATTGATTGACAACGACTATATAAGATGATATAATTGGATTGAAAGGAATTTAATTTTTATGGCTAAAGGATTCACGGTGAAGGCAAAAACACCGACTGCACAAAAGCAAGTGCAAGAATGGGATTATGATAGAGCTAAGCAGTTGGTAAAAGGGAAGGCAATAGTATTCTGTTTACCTGGCCGCGGAGTTTCATATCAGTACCTAAAGAGTTTCGTACAACTATGCTTCGACTTGGTTCAGGCTGGTGCAAGTATACAGATATCTCAAGATTATTCATCAATGGTAAATTTCGCCCGTTGTAAATGTTTGGGTGCTAACGTACTCAGAGGGCCTAAGCAATTACCATGGGATGGAAAACTAAAATATGATTGGCAACTATGGATTGACTCAGATATAGTTTTTAATTCTGAGAAGTTCTTTCAGTTAGTCTTAATGGAAAAAGACTTAGCAGCAGGTTGGTATGCTACAGAGGATGGTAAAACAACTTCAGTTGCTCACTGGTTAGAAGAAGATGATTTCCGTAACAACGGTGGAGTCATGAATCATGAAACAGTTGAAAGTATGAGTAAGAGAAAGAAACCTTTTACAGTAGACTACACAGGTTTCGGATGGCTTCTTATTAAAAAGGGAGTATTTGAAAACGAAGGTATACCTTATCCATGGTTTGCACCTAAGATGCAGGTCTTCGAAAGTGGCGAGGTACAAGACATGTGCGGTGAAGACGTTTCTTTCTGTCTTGATGCAAAAGAAGCAGGTTACGAAATCTGGTGCGATCCACGTGTACGTGTAGGACATGAGAAAACAAGAATCATATAGTATTCTCATAGGTGGTGAGGAGAAGTATTCGAATCTCACACAGAACGAATACTTTGATATGATGGAGGACTTAGCGATTGAATTCTACAAAACAGGTTCTCCACATCCTGATACAGTAAAAACTAAGATTAACAAGGAGTAATTATGGCAGTTTATTCAAGTACGAACACGAGTAAGGAGGCAACACCCAAAAAAACTCGTCAAGGAAGCGGAAAACACTCAAAATATTCGGCAACATCCCGTAACTCGGCTCGTAAAAAGTACAGAGGACAAGGAAAATAACCGCAGTGTCTCGAAAGAGGCACTTTTTTTATGGGGAAACCATTATAAATAATAAAAAACCTTTGTCTAATGGCGATTAAGAGGGTATCTAGAGCATTTAAAGACATTTCATTGTCGTTTAAACCTCATCCTGTAACAGATGATTTACAAGTATTGAAGAATGAAGACGCAATTCGTCGTTCTGTAAGAAATATAGTACAAACAATTCCTACTGAAAGATTCTTTAATTCACTGTTAGGATCAGATGTCCAAAGAAGTCTATTTGAATTCGTTGATTTTGGTACTGCGTCTACTATAAGGCAGCAGATAGCCATTGCAATAGATAACTTTGAACCAAGAGTAGAAAACGTAACCGTTGCGGTAGACCCAAATCCAGAAGTTAACTCTTTTGATGTTACCGTTATCTTTGATATTATAGGACAAGAGTTTCCAACACAAGAATATTCATTCCTCTTAGAGGCAACAAGATAACATGCCTTTCACTAAATTTACAGATCTTGATTTTGATCAAATAAAAACCTCAATTAAGTCATATCTCCGTGCAAATAGCAATTTTACGGACTTTGACTTCGAAGGATCGAACTTTTCCGTCCTTATCGACACGTTAGCTTATAATACGTATATCACAGCATTCAACTCAAACATGGTTGTGAACGAATCTTTCCTAGATTCAGCAACAGTTAGAGAAAATGTCGTCTCATTAGCAAGAAATATAGGTTATGTACCCCGTTCTAGGACGGCAGCCACAGCACAAGTAACATTTGATGTAGGTCTAAACATAACTTCACTCAATTCAACCCCTATAGCGACTATAAGAGCAGGTTTAGTGTGTATAGGTGATGCTAACAACACCTCATATGTGTTCTCAACGTCCGAAGACATCTCTGCACCAGTAAGAGAACCATCTATAGGCACTTTTGTAGCAACGTTTGAAAATATTTTACTAAAAGAAGGCACATTTCTTAACAAAACCTTCACAGTTGATGGTTCATTAAGTCAAAGATTCATTTTAGACAACCCACATATTGATACTTCGACTATAAAAGTGTATGTTAAGGGGCCTAGTGACGCATCTGGGTCAGTTGGAATTGAATATTCACTAGTTTCTAACATTTTAGACGTAGATTCAGTCTCAGAAATCTTTTTAGTGCAAGAAGTACAAGATGAAAGGTATGAAGTAGTGTTTGGTGATGGAATAATTGGTAAAAAACTGGAAAATGGGTCTGTAGTTACTGTTCAATATATTATTACTGATGGAGAAGACGGAAATGGTATTGGAAATAATAATAGTTTCTCATTTGCAGGTAGAATTGTTAATGCAGCAGGGGGATCTATCACTCTAACATCAACTCCTAGTGTGGCTACCGTTGAGGCATCCACAAATGGGTCTGAAATAGAGTCTATTAGTTCAATTAAGTATTATGCACCTAGAATCTATTCCTCCCAATACAGGGCGGTTACACCTAGGGATTATGAGGCAATAATAAAGAAAATTTACCCAGATACTGAGTCAGTAGCAGTCGTTGGTGGTGAAGAAATGGATCCACCAGAGTTTGGTACTGTTACAATTAGTATTAAACCTAAGAATGGTACATATGTATCAGCATTTAACAAAACTAGGATTTTATCCCAATTAAAGCAATACGCTGTATCTGGTATTAACCAAAAAATTGAAGATCTTAAAATACTATATGTGGAAATTGATTCTGCAGTGTATTTTGATGAAAATAAGGTCTCTACTTCATCTGCCCTTCAAACAAAAGTCTCAAATACACTAACTGCATATTCAAATTCTGTAGATATGAATAAATTTGGTGGTAGATTCAAATATAGTAAAGTACAGCAAGTAATTGATAGTACAGATACTGCTATTACCTCTAATATTACCCGTGTACGTATTAGAAGGGATTTGAAGGCAGCAATTAACCAGTTTGCCCAATATGAACTATGTTTCGGTAACCAATTCCATGTAACCACAGCAGGAAAAAATATTAAGTCTACTGGGTTTACAATATCTAATAATATTAGAACTGTTTACCTTACAGATACTCCTAATTCAG